CAGTAAGATATTGGCAGCTTCTACATCTGCGTCTGCTGTCCGAGGTATGTCATTTAACATCTTGTTCCTCGACGAATTCGCTTTCGTTCCAAACCATATTGCAGACTCATTCTTTGCCTCTGTTTATCCTACTATTACTTCTGGTAAGAAAACAAAAGTTATAATGGTTTCAACGCCTCACGGTATGAACCATTTCTATAGAATGTGGCACGATGCCGAAAGAGGTCAAAATGAATATGTTCCCACATCAGTTCATTGGTCTGAAGTTCCAGGCCGTGATGAAGAGTGGAGAGAACAGACAATCAAAAACACTAGTGAACAACAGTTCCGTGTGGAGTTTGAGTGTGAATTTTTGGGATCAGTTGATACTCTGATCAATCCCGCAAAACTTAGAGCATTAGTCTACGATAAAGCTCTAAAGTCTAGTAATGGTTTGGATGTTTATGCAGAACCAGAAAAAAACCACGATTATGTTTGCACAGTAGACGTGGCTAGGGGTGTGGAGAATGATTACTCAGCCTTTGTGGTTGTAGATATCACATCCTTTCCACATAAAGTTGTGGCAAAATATAGAAACAACGAAATCAAACCAATGTTGTTTCCATCCATCATATACGACACCGTAAAGGCATACAATAATGCCTGGGTTCTTTGTGAGGTAAATGATATTGGTGATCAAGTTGCATCAATTTTGAATTATGATTTGGAGTATCCCAATCTCTTGCAATGTTCAATGAGGGGTCGTGCAGGACAAATTGTTGGTCAAGGATTCTCTGGTAAGAAGACACAACTTGGATTGAAGATGTCAAAGGCTGTCAAAGCCTTGGGGTGTTCAAACCTAAAAACAATGATCGAAACCGACAAGGTTTTGTTTAATGATTATGAGATCATTAGTGAACTAACAACATTCATTGCAAAGAGAAATTCTTTTGAAGCTGAAGATGGTTGCAATGATGACCTTGCAATGTGTTTGGTCATCTATGCGTGGTTAGTCGCACAAGATTACTTTAAAGAGTTGACTGATCAGGATGTAAGGAAGAGACTATATGATGAACAACGTGATCAGATTGAACAAGATATGGCGCCGTTTGGTTTCATTAGTGATGGTCTGGATGATGAAGTGATTACTGAACAAGATGGAACTGTCTGGAGAAAGACTGATCTTGATGATGTAAACTCAACTTATGGTGATATGAGTTTTATGTGGGAGTATTACTGATGAACTTAGATGATCAATTTGATTTAGATCATTTGTTCTTAAGTGAAAGAAAGTGTAGGGTTTGTGGAGAGACAAAAGATTTGATTGATGGATTTTACCTGACTAGAAAAGGTAGAGGCCACATTCCATCGGCTTATTCTTATGAGTGTAAAGATTGCACAATCAAACGGGTTGTGGTCAGTAGAATGACATCTAGAGTGTTAGATCGGTGGGAATATCCTGATTGGTAGGTGTTCATTGGCGGTTTCCCCACTTGAAAGAGTGCTAAACAATAAATAAATTTAGATCAAAAATGAACTTCTAGAGGAAATCAGATGGCTGGTTTAGGCTTAGTCTCTCCTGGTATTAAGGTAAGAGAAGTTGATCTTACCCGTGGTGGTATTACTGGCGTAAGTGACCTTACTGGTGCCATCGCCGGTCCTTTCACCAAAGGGCCTGTCAACGATCCTATCTTGATTGAGAACGAAAAGGATTTAGTAGACACCTTCGGTGAACCTCAGGAAACGAGCGACCAGTATGAGTACTGGATGAGTGCCTCTTCCTACCTGTCTTATGGTGGTGTACTTCGTGTTGTAAGAACCGATAACACAAACCTGGTAAACTCCAACGCTGCTGTTGACACAGGCGCTGGTTCTTCGGTAGCAAGTTTAAAAATTAAAAATACTGAAGATTATTTCAATTCTTATGATGATGCAACCACTTGGTACTGGGCTGCAAAGAACCCTGGTACTTGGGCAAACGATCTTAAAGTTTGCGTCATCGACGCTCGTGCTGACCAAACCTTAACTGGTATCACCACTGCTGGTATTGTGGTTGGTGCAGCTGTAACTCAGGCATTTGGTGGAGCGACAATCGGTGGTATCGGTACTGCTCTGACTCTGAACGGTCACCTGAAAGGTATCGTAACTGGAATCGGATCATCTGCAATCGATGTTAAAGTTGTAAGTCAAGTTTCGACTGCAGGTTCTGTAACAGACGCTGATTACACCAAAGGCGGTGTTTTTGAATTCAAGACAACAAGAGTTCTCAATATCGTTGGTGCGACTGGAGCTGCTACAACTTCAATCACAGTACAAAGAGACGTTGCTGGTACAAATGCAGGGACAATCGGAGTAGGTACTCAGGTTCTTCTTTATAATGCACAATCGTCAACCGTCACCATTGACCAAGCTGGTGGTCAGTCTCTCGCCATCGGTGCAACAGGTGTTAACCTTTCTTCAACCTCTGGTATTTCTACGATTGGATCTGCCACACCAACGATTCTTCTGATTGATTCAGAATTGATTGGTATTGGTGCTACAATCGTAAGTGCCACAGGTTTCGTAGGTTTCTCCACAAGAGGTATTGACGGTACAGCTCAAGCTGCACACAATGACGGTGCAACCGTTACACTCCTCTCAAATGCAGGTGCTGCAACCACTGTAAGAGTTCAAGCTTCTTCAACTGCCACCACAATTGATCTCAACGCACTTGGTTCGATTGATGTAAATGACTACATCAGAATTCAAACTGTTGGTGTTGGAACAACTGGTGAAATCCTGAAAGTAACTGGAATCACCACAAACTCTGCATTGACTCCAAACACAGCCACTGATTGGTATGAGTCTCAGACACTGGGTCTGCAGAACTCAACTGTTTACTGGAAGAGTGTTGCACCCAAACCACAAACTTCACAATACGCCACTGGAAGAAATTCTAGATTTGATGAGATCCACGTTGTAGTTGTGGATGATAGTGGTAACATTTCTGGTAACTCTGGTCAAATTCTTGAAGAGTGGTTAGGTCTTTCCAAGGCTAAGGATGCAACTCAGTTCAACACACCAAGTTACTACAAGAATTATATTGCTGATAACTCTGAGTATCTGTTTGCTGGTTACGCTCCTCAGGGCACACCAACTGGATTCTCAACTGGAAACACTGCTTTCACTGCTTCTTCTTCCTCTTGGGGTCAGAACGCTCAGAACGTTACCTTCTCTGGTATCGGTAGATCGACATACTCACTCCAAGGTGGTAAGAACGAAGGTGGTACATTCACATCACCAACTTACACTGCCACTCTTGGTGATCTGATGGAGGGTTATAACCAGTTCTCCAATGTCAGAGAGTATCCAATCAACTATCTGATTATGGGCCCTGGTATGTCATCGAGAGATGAGACTGTTGGTAAGGCTAACAAACTGATTTCGATTGCCGAGAACAGAAAGGATTGTGTTGCTGTTATTTCTCCAAGAAGAGGTGATGTTCTGAGTGGAGATGTTCCTCTCACCAACTCAGATACTCAAACTGATAACATCATCAACACGATGGATCAGGTAAGTTCTTCTTCGTTCGCAGTTCTTGATTCGGGTTATAAGTATACCTTCGATCGTTTTAATAACAAGTTCCGTTATATTCCCTGCAACCCAGACGTTGCTGGATGTATGGCCAGAACTTCGATTAATTCGTATCCTTGGTTCTCACCCGCAGGAACCAGCCGCGGTGTTATCAACAACGCTGTGAAACTTGCTTACAACCCATCGCAAGCACAAAGAGATCTTCTCTATCCTAAGAGAATCAACCCAGTGATTGCTGCACCTGGTCAAGGCATCATTCTCTTCGGAGACAAGACTGCCCTGTCTTATGTTTCTGCCTTTGACAGAATCAACGTTCGTCGTCTGTTCCTGACTCTGGAACAGTCAATCGAAAGAGCTGCAAGAGCTCAACTGTTTGAGTTCAACGATGCTATTACAAGAGCAAACTTCATTAACATTGTTGAACCCTTCCTTCGTGATGTACAAGCCAAGAGAGGTTTAACCGACTTCCTGGTTATCTGTGATGAGTCCAACAATACCCCCGATGTCATTGATGCTAATGAGTTCCGTGCTGACATCTTCCTGAAGCCAGCACGTTCCATCAACTTCATCGGACTGACCTTTGTTGCTACACGCACTGGTATCAGTTTTGAAGAAGTAGTCGGCACGGTCTGATCATTAAATAGTATCAACTAATCATCTAACAGGAGAAAGAGAAAAATGCCTCAGCAAATCCCCAATACAGGGGCTAACGCGAGAACCCTGGACACCTTCAAGAGCAAACTCCTTGGAGGTGGTGTTCGCCCTAATTTCTTTGAGGTCGAACTCAAGTTTCCTAGCCTGGCAATTGATGACAACGATGTAAGTGATAGATCACGTTTCCTTGTTAAAGGTGCTGCTCTC